AAGCACAGAAAGAAGAGATACTGATTATAATTATAGTGATAGTAATACACATGAAGATCAATATCTTAGATTTACTTACAGAAAATATTTAGGCACAGATTGTAAAACTTCAAAAGAAAATGTAGCAATCAAACAACAATTAGAATTAATGAAAATGTGTGGTCGGGTTAACAGCAATCCTAGTCTTGCACACAATGAAAACTTTAGATTGTTAGTTACAAAATGTAGAGGTGTCACTCCTGCAGGAGATAATACTAGACCTGCGGACTCACAAAGTTTGTGGGATGATATGAAAGATGACTACAAAAAAGAAAACCCAGAGGTTAATTTAATGGGAGATAAGTTTATAAACTCAGGAAAAAGCAAATTGAAAATGCCTCCAAAAGATTATATACTCCCGCTACCAAAACCAGAAAATGAGTAAACCATTAAAAATATCAGAACAAGCAGCTGTGCAGATGCCGATGAAAACGGTAGCCTCACTAATTATGATGGTTGCAATTGGGACCTGGGCATACTTTGGTTTACATGAAACATTGAATAACCATGCTACAAAAATAGAATTAATGCAAAAAGATTTAGAACAAAACTCAGAGTTTAGAATTAAATACCCACGTGGAGAACTTGGTCAGTCTAGTGGAGAGGCGGAGCTCTTCATGCTCGTAGAACATTTGGCAGGATTATTAGAAGATATAGATGCAGAAGTTAAAAGTATGAGAAACAATGCAGTTAACATAGAATTCTTACAAGAAAGAACAAAAAAACTTACAGAAGATGTAGAAAAATTAATTAGAAACGGGAACGGTCACTAATGGTTGAGATGGTATTTGCACTTTTACTCCTACAGGACCATAAAATTATAGAGCACTTACATATGGACAGTCTTTCAAAATGTCTCAAGGCCAAGCGTTATGCTATGAAGGACAAAAATCCTAACGATAGAGTCGTATATAAATGTCTACAATCTAAAGCTAACGTAGAAATATACATGGGAGAAAAGAAAATCCTTTCATTAATATTAGACTAATGAAGAAAGCAAATAAAAAAAGAAATCCTATTGCAAAACAACTTAGACATTTTAAAAATAAAGTGATAAAGAATAAAAAAGTATATAATAGAAAAAATTATGGTAAAAATACAAGCAGAGATAGTTAACGGCAGATGTCCAACGTGTGACGAGCTAACTATGTTAGTTAGTCTAACACCAGAAATTTTTAGATGTATGAATTGTGGATCTGATCTACAACAATATATAAACGGAAAAATAAGTTATATACCTCACATATCATCAAGCACTTTACAATCAGATGTAGAAAAATATTTCGATGGCAAAAAAGACTAAATTTGGTGTCAACACGGCACCCCGTGATAAGCCTAAAAAAAGACCTGGACGTCATAAAAAATCAAGAAACAAACACGAAAAACGTCAACAAAAAAATAGAAAAAAAGGTTGACATTATCCCTATAAATCCTACATTGTAGATATGAAAGAAAAAATAATAACGTTAAAAGTTGATGGTGCAGCACAAGGCCAGTGGTCTAGTCTATTGTTAGAATTAAATCTAATGAAGAAAGCATGGAAGTCTTACGGTGTTGACATAAATATGAAAGCATCTGGATTGAAAAATGTTTTAAATTTTGGAACGAAGGTAAACGATGGATCTGATACTTCTAAACGACGGTCTGTATAGTCTGGTATCCGTCACGAAAGAGATGATGCAAGGTGTCGAGCTTCTTGCTGACGCTGATTGCTTTGATCTCTGTGACATACTACGTTTACATTTAACAACGTATCACGAACCATGGAACGTACATGTAATGAACAATGATAGTGGCATTCTTTTCGGCTGTATTTGTAGTTAGTGTTTCACTATTACCTGCAATCATATTATTATGGATGTGGGATCAAGAAACACCTACCCTAAAGAGGGAAAAGTAAGGGTAGGTAATGGTGAGAAATTAATTTTCTCTACCACAATCCTGCCACATTGTCAAATAGTCTCCTGTGGAGTGCAGGTAAATCTAATATAAATGCCATGTTCGTTAACATCTTGTCTACCTATTTCTTTCATTTTTTTTTGAGATTCTTGGTAACCAAACATCATACAATCATAAGAACTATCAAATGTTTCGGGCCATGGATATGGCGACATGCAGGTAGTATGTACCTGTGAACAAATAATTAAACTTAATAATATTTTCATTGACAATCCTATAAAATCACCTATATATGAGTTATTAATATGAAAGGAAACACGCATGACAGACATGAGTAAATATAAAAATGTTTCACTAACAAAAGAAACATATGCTACTTTAGATAAGTTATCAAAGGTATTATTGCCCGATGCTAAATTATCTATATCAAAAACAATTGAATCAATTGCAAATGAGAAAGCGAAAAAGTTAAATGGCAAAATTAAAAAAGGGTAGAGTTGTAGTTCACATCTGCGAGACGTGCCATGGAAATGGGTATGTCAGAGTTGCAAAAATTAATGGTGATCCAGCAGTAGACTTTAGAGATAGAAGCGAAGTTCATCAGTGTTGGGACTGTGATTCGGAGGGAGAATTTTATGAGACAGTTGATAATGATCTTATCGATGATGGTCCTACTGACACATTGCACTAAAGATTTAAAGTTTGATGGCTTTGATCCGACAACGTCAATCGTAAAGTGGGTGTTTACCGGAGATAAAAAATGATAAGTCAAAGTGATATAAGTTATATTGCAGGAATATTTGATGGTGAAGGTAGTCTTCATATCAGACGAGGATTAGAAAAGAAAAAGAAACATCGAGGTAAACCTGGATATAGAATGTCTAATTCTATGCGTATTAGTATGGAAATATCTATGACTGATGAGTATGTTATACGTTGGATTCATGAAGTATTAGCTGTTGGCACAGTGATTAGACGTGAAGTAAAAGGTAAAACAAAATCGGGTGGTAAGTTTAAAACACAATGGCGTTGGCGATGTACGTTTAGAGATTGTTATTATGTCTGTAAATTACTATGGCCCGATGCTAAAGTAAAATTAACTAAGATTGAAAAAGTCATAGATCATTATGCACCAGAGTATTTGATGAATGATAAGGTAGTAAGTTTAGAACAGTATAAGGAGGCAATGAGTTTAGAATGACAGCAGCGTACGGAATAGGAATGTTTTTTTATAGTATAGGGTGTTTGTTAATTGGTGCAGCAATAGCGTATAAAATATTAAATAGAAAGTCACCGGAAGAGAGGGAAAACGAAGAATACTTAAAAGAGTTAAGGAAAAAACTATGATGAGTGATAAGGATATTGAGGAGTATCATAACATTGGCAAAGCAATCAAGCATAATGACAAGTACACCTATGTCGATGCTACACGGCACGAGGAACACGGATCACGGCTCTATGATGTAAATGGTACTAGACTTCCAAGTGTCACTACTATATTAGGACGGACCAAGGATCAAAAATTTCTAAAAGAATGGAAGGCTAAAGTTGGAGAACGAGAAGCAGAACGAATCAAAAATGTATCTAGTAGTCGGGGGACAGCTATGCACAAATTCTTGGAACACTATATTACAGGATCTGGGTACGATGATCTTACAGAACTCGGACAGAAGGCGAAAACCATGGCCGAAAAAGTTATTGAAGTGGGTCTTACGCCAGTGGAAGAATACTATGGATCAGAAGTTACATTATATTATCCTGGCCTTTATGCTGGGTCTACTGATTTAGTTTGCATACACAATGGCAAAGATACTGTTGTAGATTTTAAACAATCAAATACACCTAAAAGACAAGATTGGATTGAAGATTACTTTATGCAGATTGCTGCATACTGCATGGCTCATGACTATGTACATAATAGTCAAATAAAACAAGGGGTTATAATGATTTGTACTCCTGATTTATATTATCAAGAATTTAAAGTTGAGGGTGCAGAACTTCGTAGTTGGAAACATAAATTTTTAAAAAGATTAGATATGTATTATGAATTACAACATGATGAGAAAGAGAAAGTAAAACCAATGAAGCCAGAAGATTTTTTAACGGAGCGTAACAGTTAATGAAACATTCTATTCCATATGAATTTTATTATAGCGGTCCTTTATTATTTAAAACTAAATTAAGTGAAGAAGTTTTAAAAGGATTAGAAGAAATAAGTAATTCTAAAAACGACTATAGATATGGTTTAGCAGGAGCAATCGAAGAAGAATATAAGATTGACACACAAATTTATAAAAAATTACTGGAACCTTATTTTGCTGCTTATAAAAAAACATTTAAAGATTGGTACGGTGAAGAATTTACAAATGATATAAAAGTTGTTTCAGCTTGGGTTAATAAAATGAAAAGCGGTGAGTTTAATCCACCACACATTCATACTAACTGCAAATTATCTTCTGTAATTTTTATGAATGATTTAAATAAAGAGATTATTAAAGAAAGAAAAAAATATAAAGGCACACATAAAGGTAAACCTGGAAGTTTAAATTTTAATTTTTCAGCTAGTAGTGATGAATTATTTATACAGGTGCTTAGTCACAAACCACAAAGAGGTGATTTTTTTATATTTCCTGCAAAATTATTACATTGGGTTTTTCCATATAAATCTAAATTTACAAGAATTTCAATAGCGGCAAATTATGATTTTTAAAAAAACTAAAACAATATATTAAGGAGGAATAATGAAAGTAAAAAAAGAAATATCAGGGTATTACTATGACGGTAAAAAGTCATGGATATTATACAAAGATGAATATGGTAACGAAACAATGGAGGAATGGAAAGATGAATCAGAAACTTAGAACGGTTCTAAAGAAGAGATACGAAGCAGATATTGCAGATGCTAAGTATAAAATAGAATGTTACAGTGAGCATGAGCTAGTAATACCGGAACATCCTGATATTACAGCTGAAGTTGACAAATTATTACAAAAAATGTCAGAAGCTCACGACAAGTTGGCGGTAATGAGTTTACATTATGGCGAAAATGAGGCAGAAAAACAAGTATTATAAGTCATGAATACTGACCTATTTCTAGGATTATCATGTAGATTATCCAGGACTCTCTGGTATCGCAGGGGTGTCGGCAGGGTATCGGGGGGGTGTCGAATTCGACACCTAGATTAGAATGATTCTAAAAAAATGCGACATAAGTGTACATTTTGCCTTATTTCTGCCACTATTTTCGACACTTGCGACACCCTTGCGATACCCTTGCGAGGGGGGGGGTGTCGAAAAATTAGCCTTATGTACCAACGCTTATAGGTCATTTTGGGCATTTGCGATACCTTTTCACTTTTTTTTTATTTTAGCGCAAGAAAAAAATAAATTGTCATTTAGGTGTCGAAAGAGTAAAAAAGTTTATGCCTAGGAAAAGAAGAAAAGCTGTTGCCTCAATAACTCCCGACATACCTTATCCAAAAGTCCGGGTGGAGTGGATCGATTGTGTGAGCGATTCGGGCTGGGCTACTGATAAAGAATTTGACAAAATGAAGTTAGCAAGACCTGTCAATGAGGGTTGGTTATATTCTAAAGATAAAAAATCAATTAAATTATTTGCTTCTTACGATAGAGAAGATGATGGTAGTTTTACTTTTGGGGATCGGACGATGATTCCTCGTGATTGGGTAAAGAAGATTCAGAAGCTATAGGTGTCGGAGTTACATCAATTATCTGTGCGTAGTCGTCTAAAATCTGTTTCATTTTTGCTTCTAGCTCTTGCTCTGATAGGTCCTCTAGTTTTCCTGTTTTTATTATTTTCCTATCTATGTATAGTCCTGCTGCTTTTCCTCTGTTTGCTTCCGCGTTCACTGCAGAAGAAAATGATCCTTTTTTTAAGGCAGCTTCACGTAGTCTAGCAAGTTCAGCGACATGGCCTTCATAAGTTACTTCATGTTTTCGAAGTCTTTCTTCTTTTAATTCACCGATATATTTTACAACAAGTGGAGAATACTTTGGGTTGGTTAGTTCTGATCCTTCTCGCATTGCCCTATCTTTGCTATACCCAGCAGCAATAGCTGCCTCACGCTTAGTCATAGGACCATCAGGTCCTCCGAATACTAAAAACTCAGCAAATCTTTGTTGCATTTCTGTTAATCTTTTTGGCACTCCCATATTGACAATTTAAGGGAACTATCCTATATTGTCAAGTGATGAAAGATGATCGAGGAGATTTAGATTTAGAAAAACAAATTAGTAATTTAAAAAATACTATTAAATTTTATCAACAGCTTTTGAGAGATGCTCAAAAGCAAATCTATTTCTGGAAAAAATTTTGGTATGAAAGTCAGAGCAAAGAAAACTTATTGCAAGGTTATAAAAAAGTGATAGAGAATTTATCTAACAAGTTAAATCGAAAAGATTAATGAGAGTGCAAGACTTGCAGCTATTTCTAAGTCAGTTTACGAAAGGTTCTGATGCTATTAAGAATGCAGTTATCTACGTAGAGAAAGATGGAAAGCTACACGCGATTAGAAGAATGGAAGTGCATGAAAATACAGTTCCAATCATAGGTCAGCCAGGTCGACAAGCACACCGATTAGTTTTAAAAACTGAAAAACCTTCTCGTCTTATCTTGCCAGAAAAACTTCAAAGAGACTACTAAGTTCCCTTGAAACCAGAACAAAAATTATATGCAAAAGTTAAAAAATTTATACCTAAAATATCGTGGATCAGACTTGAGAATCTTAGTTTATCCGGTACTCCTGATCTATTGGGCTGCAATACTTCTGGCCACTTTTTCACAGTAGAATTAAAGGTATGCAAAGGGAATAAAATTAGATTCTCACCACACCAAATTGCCTTTCATAAACGTCATCCTAAAAACTCATTTATCTTAGCAGAGCACCTTGGTTCAAGTACCGTGAAACTTTTTCCAGGATCAGGAATCTTGGCGCTTGAAGCTTGTGGCTTGAAGCTTGAGCCTCTATGCTTGGGGCTTGACGCTTGCGGCTTGTGGTTCGAGGAGCTTGGTGCTTGAAGCTTGTTGCTTGGTGCTTGAAGCTTGGGGCTTTGAGCTAGGGGTCGCCTCTCGATCACAGGGCTGGACCTCACCTAGCTGTTGGCCCGGACCAGATGCACGCCTCGCCGAAGCCGTCGCAACCCTGGGGCTAATGATCTGATCCGATTTATTACGCTTGCGTAATTCTTTATAATATTTTGGGTGTCTAAACATGTCAATGAGCCCAATAAGAAATATTTTTTATTTCAGGATTCCAACACGCTCGACAATCTTTACATTCATTGTTTTGTTTTGGGGCTGGGCAAGCTTGAGACGTTGCACCAAACCAGGGTTGGTCCTTAGTTATAACACTTGAAGAGTTAGGCCAAGACTCAGGCGCCCGCTGGTCTACCATGGGCGCACTAAATCGTATGACTAAATTGTTTGGCTTATCCTGAAGGTGGGCTTTGATCCATGCTTCACGGGTCGGCATCCAATGTTTTTTTGTAGGTGTTAATCTACAGACTTCATAAATTTTTTGTAAGTGATCTAAGTCCTGAACGTCGCCGCTGTCATGCCATCTAAACACGTCGGGCTTCTTGCTGTTAATTAAGTGAGTCATTGCCTGAACCCAGTCCGAGCTCTTGATGGCTTCTAATCTCCGATATTGTGCATCTTGCACAACCTTGAAGACGTAACAACCTTTGAGCGCATAACAATCATAACAGACAGAGCCTGGGACCTTCTGTAGTTTGCCTCCGGTCTTGCACTCCTTCGCTGGTAAACCTATTGACCATCCAGGCATCTTTGACGGTTTACTCAGGCCACCTACTATTTTCCATGCTTCACTTGTTTTCATAATTCCTACTTTCTACTTCCTTTATAATCCTATAATTCTTTTTTGTCAACTGTAACGCTTGGCGCTTGCAGCTTGACGCTTGACTCTTGTAGCCATTGGCCTCGAGCCAGCGCCAGTGATTTATCAAAATCACTGGGCTTTCAATTCTTCTACTCATTAATTGTCCAGACGTCGATTCCAGTTGTTGCTTTGTGAAGCGCTGTCAAATACTCAGACTGAGACAGTCCCAGCTCTTCCATCAGGAAGTGCATCTTATCGCCTTGCAGGCCGAACCGTGGATCCTTTAGGTACTCAACCGCTTTTTCCAGGATCACGTAACGCTTTTCACCACCTGGCTGGTATTCTTTTTTCATTGTTTTTTTAGTCATATATTTCTCCTTTATAAATGCAATATAATCCTTGACTATCCTATTGTCAAGTGTATATTAAAAATAATTTAAAAAAGGAGAAATAAATATGACTACAAAAAGACAAACACTAAACTCTGAAAAAAGAAAAGTTATTGCAGATGTTTTTCAAAATCATTTTGAAGATAATTCAAAATATAAGAAACAACATCAAGATGCAATAACAAATTATAATCTAATGAGAGAACAGGCAAAAGTTAAAATGAATGACCTTGTTAGATTTCATCAACCACAAGAAGATGTAGACACAATTAGAAAAATGATTGCAAAATATAATGATAGTGGTGGGGATTTACATCATGATAATTGTTTTTATGTTCAATCTAATAAACCTCGTATGGACAAAGATTACAATGGCAATCCCATTGAAAAATATGATGAGGTGCAAGTTAAATTTGATGCTGATTGTGATTTCTTAACTTCTTATTATCGTAATGAAATAAATGCAAAAGGACTTGATGCAGATTATGATGTTAGGGTTGACCATAGTGGTAAAGACAAAAGTCCGACTTATTACAAATCTGAAACCAATGTTAGAAATTATTTAGGTTATGGTTCTCGTAATGATGCAACTAATCATTTATATCACAAAGATGAATGGGAAAATGACTTTAAGATTTGGGTTATTGGAACATCATATTGTCATAGTAGACAATTCCAAACTAAAGA